AGACTCTCTAAAAGACTTCAAAAAGGCTCCATCATAGCGGCTTTAAATCCGCTGTTTTGGGGCCTTTTTTGTTTGGGAAAAGGGGTTTTTTGAAAAAAATAATACCAGATTTAATGTTTTTTGTAGGATTAGGGGTCTTTGGTTATGGTCTTTGGATGTATGAACCTTGGATCGGTTTTGCTTCTTCCGGTGCGGTACTTTTTTTTGTAGGCATTTTGGCTGGGCGCGGTGATTCCTGATGGGCATTATGAATGCAGTGGCTAAAGCTATTTTTCGACCGAAAGCATTATCGGTCACTGATGAAAAGGCTTGGAATCCTTCACTGTGGAGGTTTGCGGCTTATAATGACTCAGGTGTGGACGTTGACGAACATTCTGCCCTTAATTATTCTGCTGTGTTTTGTGCTATCAATTTAATTTCCGGTACTATCGGAACCCTGCCTTTACATCTTATCAAACAAACCGGACGCAAAAAAGAGTATAAAAGAAATCATCCTTTATACCGGGTTATGCACGACCAGGCTAATCCGTACATGACAGCAACAGATTTACGCGAAACACAAATGGCTCATGTGCTTGGTTGGGGCAATGGTTATGCAGAGATTGTTCGTAACAACATGGGGCAAGTAGTCCAATTGTGGCCGATACCTCCGAATCGAATAACACCGAGAATGTACGAGGGGGAGCTTGTTTACGAGATTATTGTTGATAGTGAAACAAAATATTTACCTCGTGATCGGGTGTTGCATTTACACGGTTTAGGTTTTGATGGCTTTTTAGGATACTCGGTTATCCGGATGGCGGCACAATCAATCGGCCTTGCAATGGCAATGGAAAGCTTTGGTTCAAGGTTTTTTGCAAACGGCACACATCCGGGCGTTGTAGCTTATCATCCGGGTAAACTGTCACCTGATTCTCATAAAAACCTCCGTGATGATTTAATGTCTAAACATTCGGGCCTCGGGAAAGCTCACAGGTTATTACTTTTAGAAGACGGTATGAAGCTTGAAAAAATTGGAATACCGCCCGAAGATGCACAATTTCTCCAGAGTAGGCAATTTCAAATTCCAGAAGTTGCAAGATGGTTTAATTTGCCCCCGCACAAACTAAGAGATTTAACACGGTCGAGCTTTAACAACATTGAGTCGGAACAGATTTCTTTCATTGTGGATTCTATATTACCGTGGTGTGTACGTTTTGAGCAGTCATATAATATGCAACTTTTGGGCGATCAGCAAAAAAAATCTGGGTCATATTTTAAACATTCGGTTGAAGGTCACTTACGGGGCGACGTAAAAAGTAGGGGCGAGTTTTATGGTAAGATGTGGAACATTGGTTCTATTTCCCAAAATGAAGTTAGAGAGAAAGAGGATTTGCCGCCCGATGAAAACCCGCTGGCTGATGAGCGCTTTGTACCCGCTAATATGATACCACTTTCAAAGATATATGAATATTTAGATAGGAGAAAAGAAAATGAGAATAACGAACCGGAGCATATTCAAACCGATGGCACGGGGGAGCTACCGGGTGGAGAACAAGAATAAGGAGGCGACGGTCTATTTATACGATGAGATCGGGTACTTTGGCATAGAACCCGGTCAATTTGCAAAAGATTTTGACGCAATCAAGGAAAAAACTATCCATCTGAGGATAAACTCACCGGGTGGAAACGTGTTTGACGGGATTGCGATATGTGAAGCAGTACGAAGACATCCTTCTAACGTTGTTGCTCACATTGATGGCTTAGCCGGCTCTATGGCTTCGGTGATTGCGCTTGCTGCAAACGAGGTCGTGATATCAAAGATGGGCTACTACATGATACATGAGCCTTGGTCAATCGCAATGGGCAATGCAGATGACATGAGAAAAGAAGCGGATTTACTTGATAGCATATCTGATACTCTTTTGGGTGCATATACGGACAAAACAGGGCTAAAAAAGGACAAAATCAAGGAGTTAATGGCTGAAGAATCATGGTTGAACTCAGAGTTGGCGCTTGAATATGGCTTTGTTGACCGTATAGACGACAATGAAAACGACGAAGCGTTAGAGATTGCGGCAAGGTTTGACTTGTCTGTTTTTTCTAACGTGCCGGACAAGTTGAAGCAAAAAAACAAAAAGACACCGACCGAGCGCGAGCTTGAAGAAATCCTGCGGGATGCTGGACTTTCTCGAACACAAGCAAAGAGCGTTTTGGCGGGTGGATATAAGGCAAAGGATGACCAGCGGGATGCTGCGGAACCCACTCAGCGGGATGTTGAGGAGCCAAAAGTGGAAAAAACTGAAATTAAAGATATAACTTACGCTATATTGGCAAGGGCTGAGCGCATAGCTCCAGCCAGGAAGGANNTATANATGAAAACGATTAATCAGTATCAGGAAGANATCCGNAANCTTATGNCTAAATCGGATGACATTGACGCGCAAGCTACAGTTGAAAACAGAGACTTGTCAACCGAAGAGCTTGACATGAAGAANGAACTTTTAAANGAGGTTACACGNCTGAGAGGCATTGTAAACACTCTTAACAGACAGGAAAAGATGAGAATGGATCTTGAAAAACCTCATACGCCTGTATCCGGGCCTGCCCCTGTTGATCCAAAGACCTATGAAGTAGGTGAAAACAACAAATCTAAGCAGAAATTTGGATCTTTAGGACAGCAAATGGGCGCAATTATGAGCGCTTGTAAGCCCGGTGGTCATGTTGACCCGAGACTTTACAATCAACCAAAAGGTGCAACCGGGTTGAGCGAATCCGTACCGAGCGATGGCGGGTTTTTGGTTCAGCAGGATTTTTCCGAACAGCTTTTGCAAGACTTGATGCAGACTGGAATTTTGGCTCCTATGTGCAGGCGTGTTCCGATTTCCGGGAATGCCAACTCCATGAAAATCAATGGTGTTGATGAAACATCTCGTGCTACTGGATCAAGACAGGGCGGTATCAGGGGATATTGGGCTGATGAGGCTGATGAAAAGACCGCAAGCAAGCCCAAGTTTAGGAAAATTGAGCTTAATTTGAACAAATTGGTTGGCCTTTGTTATGCAACTGACGAACTTTTGAGCGATGCCTCCGCACTTGAGGGTATTATTCGTCAAGGGTTTGCATCTGAGTTCGGGTTTTTGGTAGACGATGCGATCATAGCAGGTACGGGCGCTGGGCAACCTTTGGGTGTGACAAATTCGGGCGCTTTGGTGACTGTTGGAGCAGAAGCTGGGCAAGATGCAGATACTGTGGTTGCTGAAAACATTATCAACATGTATGCCAGGCTTTTTGCTGCATCAAGACCGAACGCGGTGTGGCTTGTAAATCAAACCGTTGAGCCCGAATTGATGAAAATGTCAATCGGTGTGGGTACGGGTGGAAATTTAGTTTATATGCCTCCTGGCGGGTTAAGTGACAGTCCTTATGGCCGGTTGCTCGGTATTCCAGTGAGGGCAATTGAGCAGTGCTCGGCTTTAGGCGACCTTGGAGACATTATTCTTGGGGATTTCAGAAACGGTTATATTCTGGCTGAAAAGGGCGGCATTGAGAGCGCAATGTCTATTCATGTGCGGTTTATTTATGATGAATCTGTTTTTAGATTTGTGCTTAGGATCGACGGACAGCCCGTGAGAGCTACTCCTTTGACACCGTACAAGGGCGACACTTTAAGCCATTTTGTTACATTGGCTGCGAGATAACGATATAACAGCCGTCTTAACGGGCGGCTTTTTATAAGGAGAAATTGAAATGATTAGTGAAAATTATAGAATTGTGCCACTTTTTGATCCCAAAAACTGGACCGCTGGTGGATCGACCCGGCAGACCATCAATCAGCTGGCAAGGATTCGCCCGTGATTGATATAACAGGTGCTCGGAAGATTACGCTCGTTGTTTTGACCGGAGCTATGACAGCAGTTCAGCGAGTGACCGTGAAGGTTGGTACTGCTTCAAATGCTGTGACAACTGATTTGTTTGCGACAGATGAAACGGTGCATGTAAAGCGGACGAACGCTGATATTGATGCCGCGAATGGCGACCTGTTGACAAACGATGTTGCTCTTGAGTCTGGGCAAAAATATTGGCAGCTTCTAACGAACAATAAAAGAATGTACGTTCAGGAAATCAATGGCGCAAGGTTAGCTGGCTGGAAATATCTGAGGGTAAATCTTAATGCTTCTGGTACTGCTG